GCTGTCATTAAACCAGCCCTTGCTCATCTTATCCAACAGGGTGCTCTTGCCTATGCCCTGGGGACCGGCAAGGATGAGCATGTTGTCATATTTTGCGCCCGGCTCCATGGCACGGGTCACGGCTGCGGTGAAAGCCTTGCGGGTCACCGCTCTGGTGTATGGGGTGTCAGCAGCCCCAAGGTAGTCAATGAAAAGGGTGTCAAGGCGGGGCACTCCATCCCAGCGGAGGCCGTTGAGATAGTCCTGTATCTCATTAAAGGCGTGCTTGGTGGAGTGGAGGGAGAGCGCCCCGTCTATCTTGCCATTGCCGGTGATGTTGTGGGTTTTCTCCATGTACCAATAGAGGCCCTGGCTGTCATTGTCATCCCACAGGCGGCGCTTGGCACGGCCATCCCACGGGAGAGGCCCCAGCACCTCACCACGGCCAGCAAATTGGTTGAGGGCAAACTTGCCCTTGAGCAGCGGGTCATTTTCAAGAATAATCCACACATTGTCAATGGTGGCTTTGGGGAGGCCCGTCTGGGAATTGGTGGCCAGCTTGTCCATCCAGTTGGCCGGGTCCTCTGCGTTGGTAGCCTCCACGCCCTCAAAGTCCTTGACTGCCTCCTCATAACGCTCCCGGCTCATAAGGGCGGCCACATCCGCATTGGCGGTGGCCAGCTCACACATGGCACGGTAGCTGGGCAGCTTGATGGTGGGAGTGCCGGGCTGGGCCTCATCGTCCTTGTCCCCAAAGCGGTGGAGGCGGACCAGATCAAAGGCGTTGACCAGGCGGCCACTGCACGGGTCAGTGGCGTGGTGACTGAAAAGGAATTTGCCGTTGTCATAGATCACGGCACCGCCGGTGGTGGAGCCGCCCAGATAGGTGTATCTGCCGGGCATCGTGTCCACGGCCTCATACATGCCGGGGATGAGCTCATCCATGGCACGGTAGATGTCATAGGTGCGGCAGAAAGCGCCCACCACGCCCATCTTGCTCTCCGGGTCACCCTGCTTGACTGCCAGCTTGGGGAGGCTCAGAGCGCCCGGCACCTGCGGCCAGAGGGTGCAGTCCCGCCAGTCATCGTATTGGGCCAGCAGGCCGTTGGCGTTGAGGAGGGGCTTGTCCTGCCACAGATAGATGTATTGGCTGTCAGCGGAGCAGCTTGGCCAGTACATGAGGCGGGACACCTCAAAGGTGGTGGGGTCACTCAGCTCAATGCCTATGTACTCCGCCATCTTTCTGGCCAGAGGCTCATACTCATCCGCAGACACCGTGCGGTCAAGGGGCAGCAGGACACGCAAGCGGGGAGCTGCGGGACTGTGCTTTCTGGTGCTGTAAATGCAATAGCCGCATCCCAGAGCCTCCACCCGGCGCAGCACATCCTCAGTGCCTCCGGCGGGGATGTTGTCCAAGTCCAGCGTGATGATGTCACGCCCGGTGACATTGTTGGCCTTGCGGCGGGGGCCAGAGAGCGTGCCCGCCATAAAGCCGCCAACATCCTTGAGGTCATCCTGCTGGGCCTTTTTCATATTCAGATATTCCGCCAGACTTTCTGTGCCTCTGGCGGGGGTCTGGAGCCGGGCCCACAGCTCTGAGATGAGCATTGTCTGGGCTTTCCAAACCATGGCACGCCGGTTGCTACCGGCGGAAATTGTTATTTTGCGGTCATATTGCATAACGGCGGCGCTCCTTTACTTTGTGGGCATCTCCAGCCGGTCAGCCAGCCGGATGAGCTTTTCCGCTTTAATGGTGTCAACCTCTGAGCGGTTACCGAAGATCACCCGCAACTGCTCCAGCATGATCTCCACATCAGCCATCTCCTCAGAGATGTTGGTGATATTTTTGGAGCCCCGGATGTTCTTGGAAAGCTCCTTTGTCAGCTCCGCCATTTCCTCCATGCAGATGATGAGCTGCGGCTCTCTGCCATACTTCTTGACGGCGGCGCTGTATATGTCCCTGGTCCTCATCTAAAGCACCTCCCGGTCTTTTTGTCCCGCAGCTCAATGCGGGCAGCAAGCTCAAAGCCGCTCTCTGAGATGATGAATTTGAGGACCTTGATGAGCAGGTTGACCTTGGCATCCAAGGCCTCCCGCTCGGTGTCGGTGATGTTCTTGATTGCGTTGTATGCGGTAGGGTCGGGGTAGCCCTCAGAGTTTTCCCACGGTTTATTGGCCATCGGTCAGCACCTCCTTTTGCCAGGCCTCCAGATCAACTCCCAGCTCCTTGAGCTTTGAGCGCTCTGGGTACATATCATCCATTTGGTAGTATTCACGCATCCGGCGGTGTTCAGCGGCCATGGCCACATAGAAGTCATGGAGCCGCTTTACACCAAAGCCCAGATGCCGGTGCAGTGTCCACAGCACCATGGTGTCAATGTCCAGCGCCAGGCGCTCATCAGCCTCAAGGCATTGCTGGTTGATCTCATGGTCCATGGCCATCCGCATGTTGGGGGTCATTATTCCCTTGCCAAGCTCAGAGAGCTTGATGTTGAGGGTGGGGTCTTTCTGGACGGGGAGGCCCGCCTTGGCGGCCTTGCGCCGCTGGGCCCTGTTCATGGCCTCCGTCCTTTTTTACACTTGAGGTAATTCTCTGTGGGCTCCCAGTCGGACACCACCAAAACGCCCTCCGGGTCAGAGAGGTCCTGGTCACAGATGAAGTCACCCTCTCCAATATACTGGCAGTGGTCACACATGCCGGGGTCGCACATCCGGGGCTTTTCCCGGTGCGGGTTTTTGCGGCGCTTTTTTGTCACCTTTGCCTTGGCCATCAGATGTCACACCCCCCCCACGATCTCACCGGCACAGGCTGCATAGCCCGCCAGATCAACAAAGCTGTCCGCCTTGTCACCGTTCTTGATGCGGGCCACTTTCAGCAGCGCCATCATCATGGCCACATCCTTGGGGGTGAAGTCCACGCCCATGTAGGCAGCCCAGAGCTTGCCGATGAGGGCAAAGCTATCCTCCGGGGTGCCATAGTCCTGCTCACGCTCACCGCAGACGCAGACACGGGCGGCCTCTAAAATCTCAGCTCTTTTCACAGGTATACCTCCTCTGGAAAACGTGATTTTGTTACAGCGATGGGGAACTCCTCGATCTCGCTGGCCCAGCGACATGTGCCTTTTCCATTGAGCCATTCCCAGATCAGAGGAAAGCCGCCAACGCCGTCAAATAGGCTTGCCATTGTGGGCTCTGCGGCGGCGCAGACACTCAGGCGGGTCAATACATACGCCCAGGGCGGGAGGGCAATGCTGTTGCCCAGTGCTTTATAGCGGGGGCTGTCAGCGTCACCCTTGTGCAGCTTGCCCTTGCTATCAGTCCAGTCGCCTATGTCGGTCCATTGGTCGGGAAAGCCTTGGAGCCGTTCACATTCCAACGGGGTAAGACGCCGGACTGTGCCAGCCGTTCTGACACAAGGCGTGCTATTGAGGCTCTGCCCGCCGCTTTCCTTTGCTTGTAGCGTGTGAAAGACATCCGGGCTCTCCACACCGTTGCGGCAATCGACGGCCAGCGCAAGCTCGCCGCAAACGACACACGCATCGTGTTTTTCCGCGGACAGACAGGGGGCTTTCTCATATTCAAAAGCGTCGCTCCGCGCTTTTGCTGAATTAAGCGCCTTAAAACCAGCAGCCACCACGAGGTCGGTACTGTCTTTGTAATCTCTACTTTTCAAGGAAGATGCAACCCCCCCCCGTTATGTAATCACCAAAGCCTTGCATGGTAAAAAGTATCTGGTCATTATTGGGGCAGAGGGTGCCGCTTTTTTCAACCTGTATCAAGGCTCCTTTACCTCCTCCGGGACATCCTGCCCGCATCCGCAGACAGGCTGATATTGTAGAATTAGGGGGACATTGCCCCCCCCCGTGCCCATCTTGCCGCTGAGTGTCTGCACAACGCCGTCCTCAGATAATTTCACGCGGCTATCTTGCGGGTGGTTCTCCACAGGCCAGGAACACGGCATGTCGATCTCCTGCGGTGAGGGTTGGGCTGGGGTCGCCATTTGTGCCAACGCCCAGGCCATTTCCGGCTCCGTCATTGTTTCGGGTTGCCCCCCCCCGTTACATCGGGTTGCTTTATCGTTGATGGGGACGCAGTAGCTTGCCTCTCCAGCGCCTCGCGCAACAGGGGAGGCAAAGGTTTGCCACGGCGCTCCGCTCGGCGGAGAATACCCAGGCACGCCTTTGCGCTCAAAGAGTATTTCGGGTGCGGTGAGGCCTCCAAAATCGCAGACAAGAGCGATGCGCTTTCTACGCTGGGGCACTCCCCAAAACTGAGCGTCGAATACACGCCACGCAAGGCTCCATTTTCCTCCCAAATCGGTGAGGCATCCGATTGTTGGCCATCCATATTTAGGGACAAAAACAGGGGGGGCTTGCGGGCAGATGACTTTGATTGTTTCGTGGAGGACCGCCCCGAAGTCCTCACCTTTGTTGGAGCTGAAAGCTCCGGGGACATTTTCCCAGACCATCCAACGGGGGCGGATGTCTGAGCCTGTGCGGCCTCTTTCGGCATCTGCACACCTCATTTCTTTAATTACTCTGATTTGCTCCATGAAAAGCCCAGAACGCTCACCGGCCAAGCCAGCACGCTTGCCAGCGACAGAGAGGTCCTGGCAGGGGCTGCCGCCAATGATGACGTTGGTGGGCTCAACGGCGTGGCCGTTTATTTTGGTGATGTCACCCAGGTGTTTCACGGGTGTTTTCCTCCTCAGTGTTCAACCCCGATGTGGTCCAGCACCTCGGCCATGCCAAGGCCGCCGCACCCCACGGGTTTCATACAATATTCGTATTGTTTTGGGTGTGTCTCTTTCATTTGCTGGAAACGATTGGGGTAGCTCTCCAGATGGGCACCAAAGGCGCAGAACATGCAACCGGTGCGGCTCACCCCGGGGGTGTAAAATTCAAAGTCTTTTTCAAGGTTGTAGTCAGCCCGGCGGTTTTCAACGCTCAGCATCTCTCTGGCTTTATCTGCGGGGCACTCCTCTCCCTTGTAGCGGCAACGGATCTCCCCATATACAGGAGCATAGGGGACCTCATAGAGAAAGAGGTACATGAGCACATCGTTTTCTGTCCAAAAGGACAGGGGCCATGACTGCGGGTACTTGGTGTCAAAGGCGTTGCATCCGTGCATCAACCAGGATTTCTCCCGGCTGTTGCTCTCACAGCACATCACGCCGATGATGGGCATACGCCGGGTTTGCTTTTGGTATCTCCGCATAGGCTCTTTTTTCATAACATCGCAACATTGCTCCGAAATCTTAAACGGCGCGTCTTTGAGGTGATGCCACTTATCGGCCAACTTCATGGATGGGCAATACTCTCCCTTGCGGTTGTAGCCGGTCAAGCGCAGGTTGACAGTGGCATCGTTCTGACCGTGTGCGTTTTGCAGATCACGGATATAACGGGCCTGGTTTTTGCCAATGACGGGGTATCCGTATTTGAGCAACACCTGCTTGAAATTCATCTTGGGTCGGAGCACCACATCCGCATTTTCGATGGCAAACTTGCGGACCTCCGGGTATTCCAGGCCTGTGTCCACAAACACCGCGGGACAGTCATGTGCGGCAAGGCATCGGTTGAGCACGATGTGACGGAGCACGGTGCTGTCCTTGCCACCACTGAAAGCCAGATAAACACCGAAAGGGCTATCATCGCACTGGCTCCGCTCAAAGCTGTTATAGTGCCCG